GTCCCTCTTGAATGAAAAGGTTATAACTCATATTTATATATTTACTAGATGTTGTATCATAACCCCATACATAACCTGTATAAATACATAAAGGATCATTTAAAGTTCTTATAAATAAGTTGTCAACACTACCTAAGATATAAGGTGTAGTAATTGAAGGAGCTATTGTACTTGATGTTAAATGAATCATATCAAGATTAATTTGTAAACTTACATTTTCGCCGTTTAAAAATTGTTTTATAGTTCCAATAGTTGCTTGATCTGAACTAATACCAATATTATTGTTATCACGATATATACTACCTTCATAATAAATCTTATTTAAAGGTATACCGCCTTTTATATAATTAGCAATATTTAAAGCAATTAATTTACTACCGGCACCATTAGGGTGTCCGTCGCCTTGATAATCGCTATAATTATGATACCAAGTATAAGCTGTTGAAATAAATCTAACATTTGATCTATTAATAGCTGAAAAATAAACATTCATTTTCTTTAATAGATTGATTTTAGATGCTGTATATGTAGCCCAACTAATAACACCTATTGAAACCATAGCATTAGGAAAAGTAGTTTTAGCATAATCAGCAAAGTCTAATATTTCATTGTAAACATCATCTGGATCAAGTTGATTGTCATTGATTCCACCTAATACATAAATATCAGTAATTGAGTTTTTATCACTAATTGAACCTGCTAGTGTTTGTAATTGTGTAATAAACTTATTACCACTAACATGCCAACCTGCACCACTTACACCACTATTATAATAATCGTTGTTTGTTAAACCTAAATATGTGGCTACTAATGGACCCCAAGGGGTTATTTGAGAATATCCTACTGGTGTATCAGATGTATTATAACTATCTCCTATAAATATATATTTTTTATCTAATATTTTTGTTACTAATGTATTAACAGTAGATGTTAAACTTGATATGTTAGAGCGTGCTGTTATATCTTTAAGATCATAACTTGTATTTTCAATTTGAATTTTACTAATATCAGCCATTATGCATTACCTCCATTTCCAGTAGTACCTAATTCAAGAGATACTTCAAGAGTTTCCGTACCTGCTGTATAAGTACCTATTACTTTAGCACCATCTATTTTTGTATTAGCTTCTGCACTATCAAGTAGTGCTTGACTTGCATTTCCATCAGCATTATTTGCTGTATTTCTTGCTGTTGGATCTTTGATATCATAAGTATTTGATTGTATTTTAATTTTACTAATATCTGCCATTATTCATTACCTCCATTATTATGAGATAGATAAAGAGTTAATGTTTCAGTTTCAGGATCATACATCGTATCTAACATAATATCATTGAATCGTTCATCGATGTATTTTTCTAGTTCATCAGTTAATTGCTCATTAAAGATACTAATTAATTCGTTTACTTTTTTATTGATACGACATATTTGTTCGTAGTAACTTAAACTTTCATCAAATGCTAGTGGTATAACTTTTTGTGTATATGTTGTAGGTATAACTTTTTGACTGTAACACATACAATCTTGTTTAATTTCTTCCATTTTTACCTCCTAATATATTCCCATAAACAAGTCTTCTAACTCGTTTATTATCATTAAATCTATATTTAAAATATTTTCTTTTATGTCTTTAAATAGTTCAATATTGTATTTTTTACCGTTATTACCATGAATATGTCTAGTGTAGTCTTCTGTGTTATTTCCAGTTGATGTACTACTATCATTACCATTAGATAAATTATCAGTGAAGTTAGTAGCCCATGTTTCACTTTCTAAACTAGATAAATTGATTTTACCTTGTGGTGTATCTTGATACATGTTTTTAGTTCTATTTGTAGTATTACTTGAAGTATTTAAGCTATTACTATTAAGTCTATTAGAATCTTCATATAAGTTTACATTATCAATAGCATTTTCAAGCAATATTTCTTGTTTACGATATAAGTCATTATAATATGGCATTATTTCATTCATTTTATTATTAAGATAAAACTTAAATAAGTTAGCAGTTTCAAAACCTATTTCATTCATGTAATAATGATTTAATATCTTTTCATTTAAAGCTTGTCTATGTGTTTCGTTATAAATTGGATAAGACTGTAAACCGAAATCGAAACCATTATCGATTAAGGTTTTAATAGTTGTAGTATAATGTGCCATTATTCCATAGCCTCCTTATCCTCTAAATCTATTTTAACATTTTCATCAAGATTAAGCAATTTCTTAATATCTTGATTTAATGTAACTTTTATATTTAAACCATACTTTTTATTCAATTCATCACAAGCATTTTTTCGTGGCTTGTAAAAGCAATTTAGGTAATAATTTATTAATTCATTGTTACTATTAACTTCGTCCGTTATAAGACGTTCTTTCTTGTCTGTATTAGCATTATTAATACCTAAGAAGGTTAACATTTCGTCCCATACTTCATGTTTATGTAATGCAAGTTTATCTAAAAGATATGGTGCATCAGTTCTAAGTACATTTAACTTATTATTGATATCGAATTTTTTAGATCCAAAAATAAATGGTATATTTCCAGAATATTGCATATAAACATTTTTAAGAGTAAGAATAGTTTTTGTATCACCTTCTATTAATACTGGTGTCTTTTGTGCTATAAGGTTCGTTTCAATTGTAGATTCAACTTCATATAAACGATATGCTATTAATCTTAATGTTTCAAATGTAGGTTTACATAAGTTATTATTCATAATATATACAATATCGTCAAAGTCATAATCTTTATTAAATTCGAAACTAAAACCTTGTACTTTTGTTGGTAACATATAGATATTAAACTTATCATCTGGTAAAACTTTTAATACGATATAACCTAGTTCATCATCTTTCGTAAACATAGCACGTCCATTTTCGTATAATACTAGTTCTAAGAATCTACTTGCTCCAACACCAGCAACTTCGTCAAGTCCTTCCCATGTAAAGAGTGAAGTTGCAATTAATTTTAAACGATCTAAATAATCAATATATATTTGATTATTCTTCTTCATTTGATAATCTGTTTCGTTCATAATCTACCTCCTAACTTACAATATTATTACTTTGTGAATAATCATACATGGTGTTAGCATTATGCCATAAAGTAATTCCTTTATCAAATATTTCTTTTATCTTATTTAAGTATATTTGTGGTATATCACCTTCAAAGTTGCAACCGATAGTTTTTACATAATTCCAGTTTGTACGTCCAGTTGTATTAGGTATTTTTACGTCATTCGTTTTATAGCCGAACATTGATAAGTAATCATCTATTCTTTTAGCGAATTCATAACGACAACTCATTTTATATAATACAAATTGATTTTTACCCATAGCATAAGTTACGTCACCAGAGTTTGTATTACCTTTAGCTTGTACTGGTGTATATTCTCTTTTTTGTTTTAAAGCTAGTGAATCACTTATTGCACCAGTAATACCAAATACTGCAGCAGGGTTACCTGTTATAGCAAGTCCCGTAGTTGTAAGTGCTGTACCTAAGTTTTCAATAGCAAGGTTAACACCTTGTTGTGTGATCCAGTTTGTATAACTATCACTAGTCCAACTACATACTGGATATTTAGCACCCGTTAGTCCATAAGGGTTACATAAATCATCTTCGCCATCACCTTGTTTGTATCTCTTATAATTTTGTGGTACAAGTCTTATACTACAACCTGGTGTAACTGCACCTTTTAAACTAAAGATAGGTGTATTATTGTAAAAGTCTTCATAGTTGTATTTCATATCTTGTCCTGCATTATTTGATACATACATGTAATTAAATTCACCAGTAAACATTTTATTGTTTTTAGGTGTATATCCATTTAAAGTGTTATTTCGTGTTATACTTTGTTTATTTACCATAACAGCTTCAGTTTGACTATTAGGTAATACTTTATAATAAACGTCTGTATTAGTTGTATACGTCCAAGTATCTATTGAAATTTTAAGTTCTAATGATTTACTTTCCCATTGATTATTTAATATTGTAACAATACTTTTAGGTATTATAAAGACGTCATATACACTGTCGCCTATTCCTTGTCCGTCCATTACCATTAAGAATTTAGTTGCATCATTTACTGTTTTTAATGCTATATAATAAAGTCCACTAAAGATACCATTATAAACTTTTGTTGGTAAATTACTCATTATATCTTGAGATATCTCTTTAGGTAATTCAGTTGTACCTACTACTATTAAATAGTCGTTAGCATATTCATCAAAGTATTCGTATCCATTAATTACGAATTCGCCAGTATCTAGTCCTTCTGGTACGGTATTAGCACCTATTGTATCGTCATTAGTATGTTCTCTTTCTACAAAACATGCTTTTTTAACAATATCAAACATATAAGTTTGATAAACGTCCGTTTCAATAGTAACTGCAGTGCAGTTTTCATTTATGTATTCCATATCAGTAATAAAACAATAATATATTTTATTAGTAAAACCTTTATTTTTATAAAATAAATAATTGCATTCTATAATATCATCAATAGGTAAACCTATCTTTATAACGTTATCTTTCTTTATATAAGTATAGTCATCGTCACCTAAGTTACGATATATTTTTGAAGTAAAGTATGTTTGTTGTGCTGTTCTAGTACTAAAAGTTAATTGATTTTTATAATCATTTTCAAGTGGCGTCTTACACAAATAGACTTGCCCTTGAGGTGTTATTGATATCATTTAATAATCACTTCCTTTCTAAAAATCAAAAAATAAAGAGTGACATAACTGCCACTCTTTTAATTAACTAGCTGATACAGTTACGTCTGCGTCTGCGTCAACACCGTTTTCAGCTAATGCTGTTAGAACTCCAGTTCCAGCAGCAACTGGGTGTACTTTAACACTTGAGTTAGAAATCTTTGTTACAGTAAATACTGAAGTATCACTACTTGAGAAAGTAATATCACTTGTAGCATCAGCTGGAGTTAATGTAACAGATACAGTCTTGTCAGTTCCTACTACTGCACTTTGATCACTAATTGAAATAGCTGTAACTGGTTTAGGTGCTTCAGTAGTTAAACATACAGCATTTGCGAATGGACATACTGCGAATGTTCCCCATGCATGTAAGTATTCATTCCATGCCATAACACGAGCATTGTAGAATTCATCGAATCTAAATAAGTTGTCATAGATTTGTAAGAATGCTTCATCACACATTACAGCAACAATTTCGTCATTGTCGAATGCATCAACTGTAATTACTCTTCCCATGAAATCTGCTTTATCAATATTGAATGCAGATGCTAAAGCTTCAACATCAATGTTTGCTAATGCATCAGCTGTAATAATTAATACAATACGATCTTTGTCAGTCCATGTTGTTACTGATTTACCACTATTTGTAAATAATGAATAAGAGTTATATTGTGTAGAAGGTAAACTCATTTTTGTATATAAAGCACGTACTTTCTTTAAGAATGCTTTAGATGTTGATGCATCAATTGGGTTAGATACAACTTCACATCTAATTTTACCTTGATTATAAACACCGTCAATAAGTTCTTTAGTGTATTTGAATTCGTCAATGTAGTTACCACTATATAATGAAGTAGTAATTCCTTGAATAAATTCTTCGAATTTATCCCAAGATACGAATGCACCTTGTAAAACTTCTCTTGGTATTGTCTTTGTATACATATCTTGTCTATTACGTCTATAATAAGCAACATGTGTATCTGGATTAGTTATTGTTAATAACTTAGCCATTTCAGTATTAGATAGTTCGTATTTTTCAGCAACTGCTGGATTCTCGTATACGTCTTGAATGTCAGTTCCTAGAGGTACTGAACCTTTCTTAAATACTGCTAGTGGGTTGTTGAAACTTTTGTTTCTAATAATTGTAAGTGCTATTCTATTAACTAAGTTAGTAACGAATTCATTTAACATTGGTTGGTAACTATCGTTAAATAGAATGTTCTTAATTTCATTAATGTTATCACTTGTAGCTGCTGGTACAGTATTCATATATACAGTACTAGAATCTTCACGAATAACATTGAAGGCCTTTGCGCCTACTGGTAATGCCATTAAATCATCTCTCCCTTCTCGTTAATAAGGTCATTAATTGTTATTTTTTCAACCTTATTTTCATTACCGAACGGGTTTAACTTTTCTTCTTCTTTTTCTTTTTCAAAACCTACTTTTTGAAAAAGACGTCCATTGACTTTTAAGAGTTCGTCATTGTCATGTTGTAGTTTTGTAATGTCTTCTTTTTGAGATTCAATAGTTTCTAGTAGACTGGTTACATTTCCCATTATCCCTATCATATCCTCACTGATTAAAGCTTGACTTTGTTTATCAAGTTTATCTCGAGTATCATTAATCATGTTCTCAAAATCTTCTTTAGTAAGCATTGTCTTCTTAACACCTCCTTATATTCTTTATATAACATAAAAAAAGGATAGTGTCAAGATAGACATTATCCTACTAAAGAAAAGAAAACCCAGAGTGATAAGTTTATCGTCTTATCACACTACTAATATATCATATTATTATTTATTTCGCAACTTATTTGCATAAAGTACCCATTTAAACCTATAATTTTTAGGTTCTGGTTTAGGTTCTGGTGGTGTTGGACTTCCACCTTGATAAGTTTTCCAGTTATAATAACTAGGACTTGTATGTGGACTAGTATCATTTATAAATAATGCATCATAGTTATGTAATCTTTTACAAGTTGTATAATCGGTTATATGATACTTATAGTTAGCACTATGTTCTCCACTTGTTGTATACGGTAATGTATATCTTCCATATCCAGTTTCAAGGTGTACGTGATCTCCAGTTACATGTCCACCAGTACCAGTACGATTAAATTGTTGTCCTTGTTGTTTGATAGTTCCAACAGTAATTAGTCCATTTGTAACATCTTGATCGTGATAAACAGTTAAAGTTAGATAATCTATCATTCCATTAGCAAGATGCACTTTATTAAGTGACTGCCATACAGCAACACAGTTTGCTTTATTTAACCAAATACATATAATATCAACGGGGGCATAGCAAGGATCACGATAAACACGTCCACCTTGACTATTAAGTCCTAAGTAGTCAGTCGCCCAGTATAATTCGCCACCTCTATGACTATAAGTACCATTATCAGCTTGTGAAACACTAAAACCTTCAAGTATGAAAAGGGCTACTTGATAACCATTTTCATCATACATTTTTTGTGCCGGTCTCATAGTCCTAATACGTCCTTTAATTCTTTAGCATTTATCATTACAATTTTATCTTCATGTTCTTTTAAGTAATCGATTAAACCTTCTTTATCAATAAGTTCAATTTCTACTTCTTTTTTAACAACTGGTTCTTCTTGATAACGTATTGATTTTTCATCACACCACCCTAAGTCACCAGTTGAATTGTAAGGGTGACGTGATCCAACTGCTATTCTAGTAATAGTTGTTTTAACGTCTTTTGCATAACTTCTTGGTTTAGTATCATTACTAGAATAATATAATTCACCAGTTATAATTACTTTATCACCAACTCTATATTTCATTAGTTATCTTTCCTTCCTATAAATATAATACACATAATTCCTATACCAATAATACCCCCTAAGAGAAAACCAAATATGAAACTCATATTATTCACCTTTCTTATTAACTTTTTCTTCTATATCATTAAGTCGTAAATTGATATTAGTTAAATTTGTTGACACCTCTTTTAATGTATTATTTAAGTCGTTCTGGTTTTTCGTTAAGTCCTTCATTGTAGTTGCTTGAAAATACATCATGTAAATTAAACAAGCGATACCTACACCATATTGAAATATTGTATCAAAAATGCTAGTAGTTTCCATTTTACCCTCCCAGTTATTATATAACATAAAACTATTTAATTGTAAAGTCAGTATCTACTAAAAGTACACCACCCTTTACATGTTTAAATGTAAGTTTGTGTTCTTTATCTTCGTCTTCTTTAGTAATAGTTAGTCCTTGTTTGAAGTTATCGAAATTAATATATTTACCAAGATTTTTAGGTAGTCCAGCAATAGTAACATTTAACTTATCATCATTTTCTTCGATATAACATTTTTGTCTTAGGTAACGTCCTCTATCAAAAGTAGATTCCAATTTCCATGCACCTAGTCTAAAATCGTCAATGTCTACAAATTGTATTAACTCGTCATAAGGTAACTCAAGTAAATGAATAGAATCTGTATCACTATATATGTAATAATCTTTACCATATTTATTCAATGTATAATCTTTAATTGCTTGACTTGTTAGTATTGTTTTACGTCTTGCATAACTTGTAATAAAACTTGCTACTGGTATATAAATACTATCTCTAATTGCTGGAGGTGTTATCTTATAATTGATAACACCTTCGCTATCTAAATAAGGAAATTTACCTCTTACATTAGGGTTAAGTCCAAATTTACCATATAAGCTATTTAACATTAACTTTGATATAATATACATTACTTTGTTACTATTCTTTTTTGCATTAATTTTTTGTTCCGTCCAGTAATCAATGTAATTAGTAAATAGTCCATTTATTCCTTTAAACTTCCACCCAGAATGATATGTTATTTCGTATATATCATAATGACTTTTAAATAGTTCTAAGTCAACATTAGTAAGTGTCATTGTTATTATTTCGCCATCACTACTTTTAACATATTCGTTAGGTATAAAACCTAATGTATTTTTTAATTGTATTGTAGGTATCTTATCTTTCTTTATTTCAAAAGCACATGATAGTGTTTGTACGTATAATGGATATAACATATCTTTTTCATATTCACCTTCAAAGTATATAGGATCACCAAATGGTAACTTTTCATATTTCATTACACTAGGATATAAGCTGTTAACGTCAAGTACATAACCTTTACCAGTTGTTTTACCACGATAGCAGTCGTTAAGATAAGTAAAACCACCTTTATAACTATGTCTTATATCTTGATCTATTTCATAAGGTAAGATAGGAAAATATCTTAAAAAGTTCTTATTCATATTTTTATAATATGATAGTGCATTACTTCCTATCGTCATCTTATTAAGTCCTAAATCATATAAGTGTTTTAATGCCATTGACATAATAGTAACGTCATTTCTAATGTAGTCCACTTCTTCACTTGTTAACTGGTGACCTACTTCACGATATGCTTTATAATCAATTTCTAGTTTTCGTATAGGTAAATCAAAGTCTTTTGCTATTTTTTCAACACTAAAATTAAGTACTTTTAAACTATCCCAGATAGTTACTTTATTTATTCTTTTCTTCTTAACTTCAAAGTATATTTCAATAGAATAGAATTGTCCTGTGTCACTTATTAAACATGTAAATGTCTTATCTCGTCTTTCTTTTTTATCTTCAATTACTTCATATCCATTATTTAATAAATAACTAAAAATGTATTCACCGTCAAACTTTAAATTATGAAATAGAAGTTTATAATTCTCTTTCTTGTTACTACAGAACTTTATAAAATCTTCCATATTATTACCATAAATAAAGTTAGAAGGGTTACCTATTTCACAAAGAGCATAAGCCCATACACGACAATCGTTACTATCCGTTGTCGTTTCAAAGTCTGCAGTAAATGACTTCATTATAAATATGGTGCTATTATATCATCTATGTTATTTATTAATTCATCATATAAGTTACGTACGTCTTCAACATAACTATCACTTGATTTACCAGTAAAATTGGTAAATAAAGGATAATAATCACGAATAACTTTAATTGATTTTTCGTTTTCATATAATTTATAAAAACTTTCTGGATCTAAGCTATTTAACTTTTCTTTAAGTAATTTTAATTTCTCTGGATCATATCCCGTAAAGTATCCTAAGTCAGTAAGTATTTCAAGGTAATTATCACGAAAACCTTCAGCAAGATAGTTTCTATTTTTACCAAGTTTATATAAAACTTTACGATATTGCATTAAATCACTTCTTGTCATTTGTGATATATCTTTTTCTAGTGAACTTCTTTTTGCTTTTAAATTAAGGTAAGTGCTGTCACCCATTTGTGCAAATGTAAAACCTTGAGATTTACCAAAGACTGTAGGTGCTGTTGTTTGATAATGTTCGATTTCTTTATCTAATTTTCTTTTAACACGTCTTTGTTCTCGTCGTAAATAATCAAATTCATATTTAGTAATTGAATAACCCCCACTAGTTGTATACACCGTTTCTGCACCACGTCTAGTAAATTTATCTAAGTTACTTAATTGTCGTCTTAATTCTTTAGTTGTGTAACTTGATTCCATTAAATCTTCTTTTGTAACTTTTTGAGGTAAGATATAATCAGCTTGTTTTCTTCTTAATCTATCTATTTTATTATTGTATCGTCTTAACGTATTATAAATATCTTGATTTAATTTCTTAGTATACCTTACTTTACTAGTTCTTCTTATCGTTGATAAGTCAGTATTAAGTGTATAAGTTTTCATGTCATCACCTTCCTTTTAATAAAAAAGGTATAGCAAATGCTATACCAATGTTAATGTTAAACTTGTTTTACCATTTCCAATAGGACGTTTAGTAACTTTTACTTTGATACCATTTTCCCATGTTGGCATTCCATAGATAGCAAAAATCTTTTTCATTATATTAAAGATTCCGTATGATCCAGTTGCATAAGTTTGTCCTGATACATCAAATAATATTGTACGATATTTCTTTCTTGTTTCTCCAGTTTCTTCATCAAGAACTTCTTTTTCTTCGCAATAAACGTCTTTTAAGTTAATTTCTTGTCCTACACAGTCATTAAGTAATGCATCACAACTTTCAAGTGCATTAAATAAGTCCTTTTTTTCTTCGTCAGTTTTTGCTTCTTTAGAGCAATAAATAGCTCCAACGTTTCCGTTGAATAATGTTAATTCGTTTTTAGTTTCCATAATTTTAATTCCTCCCTAGTAAACTATTTTAAATTTTGTATTGCAGTACATACAGTGTTGTAAATATTTGCTCCAGTAACTTTTTCGTTATCTGTAGCAGTTTCAGTATTTTTATATGTAATTTCAACTGTTGTTTCATTATCGTTCTTTTCTTTTATATCAATAACGACTTGTAAGTTTTTACGTTTAGCTTTAGGCACGGGTTTTCCTCCTTTCTTTAATATTAGTGCTTTTATTAGCACCATAGAATAGATAAAATAGTCGGTCTGTCTAGAACTCCCGTAGTTAATTATCTACTCTATGCTACCAATAAAGGTAGCACTCGACTATAAAATTAAAAGAATATTTATAGGTGTATTAAATACACCATGTAACTACTGAATGTATAAAAGTATAGTAATAGGAGTTTAATATAAATCACATTTAATAAGGAACACAAATCAAGATATATAATAAATTTTTTCAGTAGCTACATGCTATATTTAATATAGCACTTAACTTAAATCAGTTAATTCATAAATATAAAAGTTTCTTATGTGATCTATGTTATGCAACAAAAAATCACGTACTTCTTTTTTATCTTCAAATTCTTTTTGCTGTAATCTAACATAATGTATGTATTTACTTATAGTTTCATATTGTAAGATATATTTCATTATTTCTTACGTCCTCCATGTGTTGTGTTGTGACTTCCTCTAGGACGTCCACGTCTTCCACAAGCCATAGTATCACCTTCCTTATCATTAATCATATCATACAAATCTATTATACAATTATTTATATATTTTGTATTTAATGTTTCTCTTTTTTCAAGTTGTAATATTCGATTCTCTAATTCAAAAATATCTTTAGTATAACTTCTGCATATAATTGCTATTACTACAATAAAGAATATACTAATTATTATTGCTATTACTATCATCAGTATCACAACCTTTTAGAATATCTAATAATGTATAAATGTAATCTGTATGTATATATTCGTTTATCATTTTAGGTTCTATATATTTTATTGCTTTATTTATTCTTTGTTGTAATTCCCAGTTTTCTTTTCCATAACCACTTTTATTAAATATAAAAGTTATATCTTCATTCATTTCTTTTTTACCTACACTTTCCCATAACATATTAATCATGTTAGTATAAGCTTTTAAACTTTTAATATTCATTTTCTTTTTCCTTTTCTTTAATCTTTATTTTTAATTTCTCTTTAAATTCATCTCTTTTTGTTGGATATACATATTGTAAACAATTAGGACATATTTGTTTTTTATGATACATAAAACTTAAAGTATATCCACAATTTTTACAATGTACTTTTTCTGGTACCACATCTGTACATCTAATAAATCCATAAACACGATCTCCATAACTTGTTTGAAGTGTATTATCAAAAGTGCTTCTCATCTAAATCACCATACTTTATTAATAGATAAAGTACGGGTACTAATATTGATACTGTAATAATTGATTTCCAGAACATTACATTCAAGTCTTCACTCGTGCATATCATAAAAAACATATCTATTAATAATATCCCTTTTAATACAACCAAAACCCACCCTCTAAGTTTTATTCTTTTCTTCATTTTATCCTTCCTTAATCTTCAATAAATTTTTCTACTGTTTCAATGTACTTTAAAATTGTTTCAATAATTGCACGATCTAACATATAAAATTGTTTTTGCTTTAGTGTATTATATATTGTTTTCAGTGCGAGTTTATATTTTTCTTCCTTTGTCATTTATCTTTCCTCCTATCTCTTACACATTCATCATATAATATCTAAAAATTAAAAATCAAGTCTTTTTGATAAAAAAATTTTTTAGACGTGTAAACTTGTAAAGTGCAAGTCTTTATGTTATAATAAGTATG